CGTAGCGGAGCCGGTAGGCGTAGCGGAGCACATAGCGGTATAGCAAAAACACACACAACTCGTTAAAGTACGGGTTATGACTTACACCATTCAGTGAGTATGGGTTAGGATTAGGGCGTACTGTACCTCTAGGGATAGTCGTGCCCACTCCCGAAGTTCATCTGGCTCCAGAAACTCGTCGCGACGTCGTCCAGTATATCCGGTGCGGTTGTTCCCGAACCTCCACTGGCAAAATTCAAGAAGTCGTCCCAGAGAAAGGCACAGCTCGCGAGGATAGTGCTCCTCAACTCGTGCCAGAAAAGTTCGTTCGTCGGGGCAGTCTCGAAGTAGACTTCGCCATCCGGTTCCTCGATTATCGGCTGCAAGCTCCTCAAGTTCGAAATTACGAAGTGCCTCAACATCGTATTTCTGGCAATATTCTGCCACGGCTTTGGCGCTTCTTGGCTTCTGAATGTTAGGATGGTGTCCGTCCACATCAAACACTCGCTCTCCGGTAAGGCGTCGTCTCTCGTCCCACCCCGCGTAAGCGTGAATATGAGGGTTCCCGTCGTCGTGCAACTCACGTCCAACCAGAAAGCGCCGTACACCGTGTGTTGATAAGAGGAAATCTCGTACCCGTTCACGGGTAAGGTCGCCACATTGGGGGTACGTGAGGAATACATCGCGTCCATCAAACGAAAAAGTGCGTGAGCCGCTGGACATAATATTACCCAGCGGCACTCGGCACTCGGCACACCTTATATAAGGAAGTGCAGAAATCGAAAAACATTTCGATGGAGATTCTTACACAAGAAGTCATAACTGCCGGATTAGGCAGTATTGCTACCTGGGGCCTCGTCGCGTATGCCGAAAGAGGACACAAACGAAAAAATCCTTGGCAAACTCCACCTACAACTCCAACAAGTCGTAAACAAGCTAGACTTACTCTTCCGATTGGTCGAGCAGCTATGCCAAGAACTTCAAGAAGGGGACGACGATTCGTGCGTCGAAGGCGGCCAATCAAGCGGCGTGCTAGAATTCGACGAGTAATGCGCAGCAAGCGTAGAACCACATTCAAGCGACGCGTCAAGGCGGTTATGCTGCGCACTCTCGAAACATTCAAGAAACACTACACAGAAACTTCTTTCACACTGGCTCCCGGAAATGGCACAACAGGCATGAACGTACGCGTCTTCGCTCCGTGGCAAAGCGCGTTTACACAAGGAACTGGTTCCGGTCAAATGACTGGTTCAAAGGTCCACCTATGGAAATTCATGTGGCGCTTGAACATCAAAGGACTATTGGCTGGCGATGTTCACGTGCAAATTCTCTTTATCAAATCCGATTTTCAAATGGATGTCACAGCGGCCGGAACGGACGTTAACAACGAAGGCACTACAATGGGTGTTACTACAACGACGACGGCTACACCTACACAAGTTGCGCCAAACGGAAATATTCCGCTCTTTGACGTTACTGCTTCACCGGGACAATTCGCCGGTCTTTCACCGGTGACAAAGTTTAACAATGACAACATCACTATACTCAAGATCTGGAACTTCAAGTTGCACGGCTTCGGCGTCGCAACGACAGATCCATTTATTGACACGACTCTTACATTTCCATTCAACAAGCAAGTACAGATTCAAGAAACACAGGAGACAATCGACGGTATACCTCGCTTCTTCGGTCCATCGGGGCGAAAAGGAACCGGCGATCAATACTATATCCTCATGCGAACATGGGGTCAAGATTTTATTTCTAGCTCATCAGCTATCGATGTTGACCACAGAGGACTCTGTATGTGGAAGGACATATAAAGGACTGAATAAATCGTGAATCACACAGTTAGCTCGTAGCCATTCCAGTTCAGCTCCGGAAAGAGCTCCACGAGGATCTCCATCCCGGTTGCATAACCAGATGAGTGGTCTTCCCCACTCAACTGTTCTTTTTTTTCGGTATTTGTCGGTGAGCACGAAACGTTTTTGTGCTCCAAAGAAGGACTTCCATTGCGGGAAGAACTTGATATTGAAATCGTCGAGGACGATGTACTTCGCTTCATCGTCCCAATCGTCGAGGTTGAATTGTCCACACATGTACATGTGCGGGCCAAGAGATCTTGCCCACTCAGTCTTCCCGAGTCTACTCTCCCCGCATAGTAACAGCGAAAGAGGTCGTTCACATTCTACCTATAGTAACTACGGGTTAGGATTAGGGCGAACCGGTTAGGATCAGGGCCTAAGCCACCCTCTGGTTAGGGTTAGTTGACTTACACGTAGCGGAGCCGGTAGGCGTAGCGGAGCACATAGCGGTATAGCAAAAACACACACAACTCGTTAAAGTACGGGTTATGACTTACACCATTCAGTGAGTATGGGTTAGGATTAGGGCGTAC